GCACTGACGGACGCATTGACCATGACCATATTCGTGAGGACCTGATGGCTTTCAGTTATACGGCGGGAAGTTCCGCGGATCGAGATCGTGTCAGGTTGGAGATCGGTGACACCGATTCGGACCGGGCATTATTCCAAGACGCGGAACTGGATGATTTTCTGAGCCAGGAAGGGAACAGCATCCTGGGAACAGCGGCACGGGCCTGCGAGACTCTCGCGGTCCGGTTCGCCAGGGATTTCACGTTCTCTGCGGATGGTGCGTCGTTCCAGAAAGGTAGCGTCACCCAGATGTTCATGGCCCAGGCCAAACGTCTACGGAGGCAGGACAGGGCGACCACCGTGGTCATGCCCAGGCGTGTGGATGGATATAGCGTCTACACGGACAGCGACGAGGTGACTGGACTCAATATATTGGACTCAGGCACAGGCCAATTCGGACGGTATTCGGATGGTTAATAAACTGATCCAAACGAATGACTTGGTGTATCTACGGGATGAAACGCGGAAGTCCATGCCGGACTTAGTGGACATCCAACGAAAGACCAACGAGTCAGACAAACAAGGTGGTTTCACGGAATCGTGGGCCAACGCTTATGAACAGGTCGCCGCACGTATCGCCGCCAAAGGCGGATCCGAATCCATGACAGCGGGCCGTCAAGATCTCCAACTGGATTTCACGTTGGCGGTGGGCTATGACCAATCCGTCCTCCAAACAGATCGCATCATCCATTCCAGTGGGACATACGAGGTGCAGTCGGTGGACGATGGCAAGTCTTGGGCTATATCGAAAATATGCCAGATGCGCCGACTCTAGGATTAAAGCAGGCACGATGTCGAAACGATAAATGTAACAGCCTATTGGCCCGTGTCCGCCTACTGACGGACAGCATCGTTGAGATCAAATGTCGGCGGTGCGGACAGGTCAACACATTCGGTCCAGATCAGGTCGATGGCTTGGTGTCTGATGGTCAGGGTGGATTCGGTCCACCAACGACAATCGAATAAACGTCCCAGAGGCACTGTGATGCCCATAGAGCGTCAAGGAACGCTGGCACCGTGTATTCCCATCACGAATGTGGTGTGGAGTCCTCAATCGCTGGCGTATGACGATTGAGGATATTTTTATGCCTGACTTTAATATGAACATGCAGGTGTCGGTCCAACTGCCACGGAATTGGGATGAAGTGGAAAACAAGATCAAGATGGCGGTGGAGATCGCGGCCCGTCACGTAGAGACAGATGGGAAACGACGCATCGCTGAATGGCCCGCAGTTGATACAGGTGCAACGATGAACAGCATCAACGCACGACCTGATGGCATCGGAGGTTTGTCGTGGAAGATCGGGCCGAGTACTGAATATGCACCATTCATCGAATACGGAACTGTCTATATGAGGGCGCGACCATTTATGACGCCAGCCCTGGAATCGGAGGGACCGCGATTCGTGGAGGCCATGCGGCAGATCATAAACGAACTAGACCAAGCACCACCGGGCGCGGTCCGGTTGGCGTAGGTGATTAGATGGCGAATCTACGGGTAAATCTGGACACTGCAATGTTCGACACGTTGAACGTCGAGGCCGTCACGAATGAGGCCACGGGTGGTGTCTATAACGGGATCGCGCCGATGGGTACTGCGCCACCATATGTGGTATTCCAGGCCATGTCCAAGGTGGATGATTATTGGTCGTTCACAGGACGTGGAGGCAATGCGATATATATGGTGAAAGCCATCGACAGGAGTCCGTGGCCCAAGTCCGCGGGCGACATCGACACGCAGGTGGATACGGTCCTACAAGATGCGTCGTTGAGTATCACGGGCCACGCATTGTTGTGGTGTAGACGTGAGGAGGATATTTACCTTGCCGAAGATCAGGACGGGATCATCTACCAACACGTCGGCGGACTCTACCGGATCCGGGCCGACCAAAGTTAGATGCGTCCACCACTGGGAGATCGCCATTGCCAATGGCCCAATCAGCGAAGGTGTTTGCAAATCGTGTGGAACATCGAGGGATTTTCAGAACTCGATCTTTGCAGATATGCACCACATAACTCTGGAGAAAGAGAGTAGTGACCCCAGAAAAAGTTGGAACCGATGGCTCAACGGATGATGTTTGGTATCTGGCCTTGAGGAAACTACACATCCACCAGGGGCCGGGCGTCACGCCATCGACGGTCCGATTCATTCCGGGCCAACGGTTCGCATTGGACGGTGACGAACCCATCGACGTGGAATCACTATTGCGAGTACAGGCCATCAAGGTTTACGAGGAATCAGACGCAACATGGGCGCAGGAACAATTAGCCAACGCGCCAAAACCAAAGCCGAGGAGGAATCGTGGCTAGAATCACAGCGAAAAGCGCAGGACTGTTGGTGGACGAATTTGATTTCAGTGGTGTATCCAATTCGATGGATCTGACATTCGCGGAGACACCTGCGGATGTTACTGCATTTGCAGACAGTGAATTGACATTCATCCAGGGCAAACCGACATTCACCTTTAACGTCAACGGACTGTGGTCAACAGCATCGCCAAATTACGACGGCGAAATGTTTACGGATCTGACCACCACGGCCCGACGCGTGGGCATCTATCCTGGCGGACTGGACGAAGGAAACGTCGGCTATGAAGGCCCGACGCTAATCAGCGCATCGCCCAGAGTGTCCACGGTGGGTGATGCCATCGCCTGCAACGTCACCTGGCAAGGCGCATCCGCACCATTCCGATCCCGAATCATCGAGGATGCCACCATAACCTGCAACGGATCCACGGTGGTCGCCAATGGGACTGGCTACAACCTGGGCACGATTGCGGCGACCAACACGATTTTCGGTATCTGGCGGATGGTCGAAATGGGAGGGTCGGGAAGCAACACCATCGCCCTGGAGATCCAGAGTGAGAATAATGACACCTGGGGATCCCCCACGACACAGATAAATTTCGGAACCATCACGCACAGCACTGGTGTTTCGTTCCTTACCGCGTCGAACACTGGCCCAGCGGGAGTTGAGTCTTGGTGGCGGGTGCAGATTCAGTCCACTGGCACCGGGAGTCGGACGTTCAAGAATTACGTTTCATTCGGTTATTTCGTAACTTAGGAGGATTGCATGGCTAGAACTCACGGCAAGGATTCCAATTTCTCGTTCAATGGCGTAGCGATTGAGGACGAACTCAATTCCGTCACGATGAACGCGACGGTGGGGGAATCGGAGATCACAGCATTTGGCGATGCCTATTCCAACTTCCTGGCAGGCAAGAAGGGTGTCAGTTTCGATGTGTCTGGTGCGGTGGATATGAGTTTTTCCGGTCAGGGCGATGCCACCATATTCGACCACATCACCCTGACCTCTGGACCGAAGACATTGATCTTCGATCCGGACGGCGCAGGACCGGATACCAACTCACCGGAATACACCTGCACATCCAGCGGACTGACGGGCGCACTCTGCACCAGTTACACAATCAATCTGCCTGTTGGTGGTGCGGCTACATACAGCGCGACGTTCCAGTGTTCCGGATCAACGACACGGGCCGTGTCCTAGAACACCAGCAAATCGACCCACAACGCCAAATAAGGCTAATCTGAGGAGGACTTGATATGGCACGAACTCACGGAAAGGACGCCGACTTTTCATTCGACGGCGTGGCAATCGAGGACGAATTAAATTCTGCGACCCTGAACTTCACGGTGCCGGAGGCGGACATCACGGCCTTTGGCGATAGTTATCAGAACTTCCTGGCAGGCAAACCAACAGCGACCATCGACATCAGCGGATTCGCCGATTTGGCGAGTAGCCAGGGCGATGTGACGATCTTTGGTGAACTGGGTTTGGAAGGCGAGGAATGGGATTTCGAGCCTGACGGAACGACCGGATACAACGGATTCGCCATCGTCACGTCGTACTCGATAACGTCCACAGTTGGTGGGCCAATCACCTATTCTGCGTCGTTCAGACACAACGGTGGATCAGCCGCCGCGGACGCCGCCGCACCGACGAGGGGATAAGTTTTTGGATGGTCGGGTCGCCTAAAAAACGACCCGATCTCTCCAATAGATATGGCATACTGAGTATGCTGATTAAAGAGGTGTAATTGTCACGGTGTCATGGATGATTATATGGAAAAAGTTACCGACACCCGCAAATCGACCCTGGGGCGCGGGAAATGGCACTCGAAAACAGGAACTTCTGTTCTAAACAATACTGTGTAACAGATACTATTATGCACAGGAATAAAGACGTGGAGGCTCTATGAAGCCCAAGATACCAGCAACACGGGTTAAATCGGACGACTGTGCCATCAATATCGGGCAGGTCGTTGAGGATGGCGAGGTCGTAAATCCCGGCGTTCCACACTATATCCACCAAGACGAATGGGTGGACATCTTGCCTGTTATGACAGTCAAAGAGGTGGTCAATCTGTCGCGCCTCCAAGTGTCCGGATCTGATCCGGGTGTACTGGGCCAGAACTTCACAGAACTGTGTGGTGAGTTATCCCGACGTGTTATCGCATGGAACTGGACCGACCTGATGGGCAAGGCCATCGACCAGCCGTATGACAGGCCCGACGTGCTGGAACAGTTGTCGTCTGAGGAATTGCTCTGGTTGGTTTCAGCGACCACCAATCAGGAGACACCCGACGAAAGAAAAAAAGGCTCAAGGCAGTCGGCGAACACATCCTTGGCGGAAACGGACAACCCAGTTACGTCACCATCGGGATAATCTGTGAAACCTTTGGATGTTTACCAAGTGAGGTCATGGGGGAAGATTGGGCGACGATCCGGAACATCATGGAATATAGATTGCTGGCGAGTGCCAGGGATCAGCACAACAACGACGCGTCCAATATGTCGCCGGGTCAGATCGAGGCTTGGCGCGAAATGGTGGAGGCAGTAGAAAACGATGGCTGACGCATCAACTGTTTCGGTCCTAATACAGGCCAGGGACAACGCATCGCAGGCATTGAAGAATGTCGAAGGCAACATGAAAAGCCTGGGCGCGTCCTTTGAACGCCACCGCCGGGGCATTGGCATGGCCGCGACTGCGATTGGTGCGGCAGTCACAGGCGTCGCCGTACTGTCCATCAAATCGTCATTAGACCAACAGATCGGCATCGACCAACTAGATGCCGCACTAAAGAACGTCAACACGTCGTATGCCGCCCAGGAAGCCACCATCGAGAAAGTGATAGCCGCACAACAGAACAAAACCAACTTCGGTGACGAGGAACAGCGGAAAGCACTCCGCGAGTTGATATTGGTTAGTGGCAGTTACGACGACGCGATGGCGGCACTGATCCCAACGATAGAATTAGCCGCTGGCAAGAACATGGATCTATCAGCCGCCGCGACGTTGGTGGCACGGGCCATCAGCGGCGAGGAAACAGCACTGGGTCGTTATGGCATCCAGGTCGAAAAGGGTGCTGGTGCCACGGCAGTCCTGTCCGCCATCATGGAGAGTTTCGGAGGCCAGGCCGAAGCCGCCGCGAATCCGGTTACCCAATTAAAGAATCGCCTGGGCGACCTGATGCAGGTGTTGGGCGATGCGTTGCTCCCGGTCATAGAAAAATTGGTGCCGATGATTGAGGGGTTGGTCAGGAAGATTATTGATTGGGCAGAGGCACATCCAACACTCGCCAAAGTCTTGGGGATAGTCGTTGCGGCGTTGGGCGCGTTGTTGTTGGTCATTGGGCCATTGCTATTGCTTCTCCCAACTATCGTTGCCGCCGTTGGTTTGCTTAGTGTGGCGTTTGGAACATTGAGCGTTGCGATGGGTCCAATCACACTGGCGATTATTGCCATCGCGGCCCTTGTGACGGGTGCCATTATCGTCTGGAAAAAGTGGGACGATATGTCCACCAAAGTCAAGATCGCGGTGGTCGCCCTTGGGATCGCCCTCGGTCCAATAACTGCCGCCATCGTCCTTGGAATCGCCGCCTGGA